CGACCTTCGGTTCGACATCGACGTCAGCTCTTAACAGCAAGTGATTGCTGTGACAGAGCAGTCTTAGTGAACTCTCTTGTCCGACTCCATTCAGGAGAACGACTTGAGAAGGCCGATTGCATAACTAATGCCATCGGACCCCGACCCAGACGGACCATTTCATCAATGGTACCGAGTAGGAGGGGATCACTAAGACGATCTGGCAACCCTACCTTACCAACGAGAGAAATCCCGCTGGTAGATAGGGGTACCAGAGAAGTCGATGCCGTCTTCCCGAGAGCTCTCGATCTGACCCACGAACGGATACCTAACTCCTCAACGGACGCAAGTCCAAAGAGGAAGGGTCCATTCATGGTTTGTCAGATTGGGAGAACGTTAGCGAGATTCTTCTGAGTCTCGGACCACTCCTTAGGAACAGATATCATACCCGATTTACGAACGTAATTCGGATTGAGTCCATACTTAAGGAGAGACTTGGCTGTCTTTCGACATAGTCGCTCAAGAATCTTTGATTCTTGCTCGACTAAACGTCCATAAAGCTCCATGGGAATCCATTCCCATAGAGTATGGAGTGAGTCAGATCAAGGAAGGGAGCCCCATCCGGGGTACTTCTCAGGTCACGACCTCACCATCTGGCGGGTAGCTTCAAGTCCCTTACGGAACTTTGCTACACCCCAGAGCGTTGCCAACTCGTCATAAACCCTCAGACCGTTCTGAAGAGAACGGGCTAAGGGAAATGATGGTCCAAAATCAGGAGCATGAACAAGCCGTTGTATCGCAGGATCCTCACGGATCGTTGCGGGAACTAGGCTCGGAACACGCCCCCCAAGGGAGTCCCATAAGGTGAATAAGTCAAAACTTGTTCCACTGAATAGGGCTCCTAAGGGAAGAGGACCGACATCCAGTCCCCCACGGACTAACTTTGCTGCGAATTCGCAACAAAGTGTTGTCCCTGGAGGTGAGATCACTGACTTTCTAAGGGTTATATCAACCCCTAGGAAGCTCATGATCTCCTGGTATCGGTCCCTCGCCTCCTTGTTGAAGATAACAATATCGTCACCAAGGACCAGATATCGAGGTACTCCTCCCTGTGAAATATAGGGAACTCCGACCTTACGGAAGGAATCCCGAATAATCACATGGTGAGTTAATCTGAGGAGAGCCCATGATGAGTATAACCCCATCCCCTGACCGGTACCATAACGGACCGTAAAGGGAGTCCCAGTTACACCAAAAGTGCAACAGGACATGAGCAATCCCCAGATTAGAGCCAGTCTTAGGTTACCTAAGGCCTGACTGAGTACAAGAATCTGGAGTGTTAAGGGAAGACGGTCCGTCGCCTTAGAGAGATCGAGGGAGTAGGTTCCATCCGGGTTACCCCGGGTGGACCACACTCCCGCGATCTGGAAAAT